AATATATTTCCGGCTCGGGATCTCCCCAAGTTTCTACGCAAAGCTCCACATCCATTACCGGCACTCGGACCCCATGGATGCCTATACTGACACGGTTCTTCAGTATGGGGAAACCTTCGCAATCGGGGTGAGGTTGAGCTCCTCACACGTTAGATTGTAATCGCCATTTGTGGCATACTTCAGGTCCCAGGTCTAACCAAATCTGGCTCCTACTCAGAGCGTTTAGTCTTGGACTCCAAGGGTATTCGGTCTGTCAACGTATGTTGACTCGGACGTTTTGCAGGAAGCGTCGGATTAAACCAAGTTCGAATAGAACATTCGCAGAACAATCACCATCTGCGATATTCCTGTACAAACCCCAAACATAGAAATCCAACATGACAAGTTTATGTTGAGACTGGTGGTGTACCTATGTTGTGGGCTGATTTAATGTTTCCGAGGGGAGTGGCAGCTATCCCGCGTGCCCTTAGGGCACGTGGAGTTACTGCGGAGGGTAGTGTGAACCAGAATTGGACCAACAGTAGTTGAAAGGCTGTGTTGAATTCCATGATGGAGCATGATCTCCGGGGTACATACGAAGTTACCTGTTATTCCCAGGGTACCCATCAGCAGGGATGCTGATGGCCTGGGTTGGGTGACGTTCTACACTCCCAACAGGGCTTATCCGTACACCTGACTTCCGCCTATTCGCACGGCACCATTTGGGATTTGGCTGACACGAGGTATTGGACCCGGTGGTATAACGAGCCTAAGTGAAGTCTCTTGCGTAACTAACAAGAATGTCTAGCTCTATTTCTTCAAATCCATCCCAAACGGCTGAGGTTCGACCCCAGTCGGCAGGGGCGTCAGTAGACTTGTCCACATTGACGAACCTGCTATTAGATATTTCTGACAGGCTGACTCGCCTAGAGCAATCACGTCCCACCCCACTCGCACCCATTTCACACCCTGCTCCCTCAGACGACGAAAGATCCCCTTTACCTGTTACTTCCCCACTCTCCCCACTTTCTCCACCCCCCGATCAGATCACTCCCCTTTCACCAAAAACGAAGGGTGAGTTAACCGCCGCTGAGGCCACCAAGAGGTTGAAGGACGCCTTGGCCCCAGTTCTCACTCCTCGTAAGCCACGCCCCCCCGCCGATCAAAATCCTTTGTATTGGCTTAACAACGTCATCCCTCAACTCTCTCACGGTGACGATCGGTTAAGATCATCTCTCGAGTTTCACGTCGATCCTGAGCCACACCCAGCTGGTGGTTTCCGTGGTTCAGGATCCATGAGTAATGTAATGGTATCGACCCGTCGATCTTTTCCTTCCGTTGAACAGTTAAAACACCACTTAGCCCGTAAAATGTGGAAGTTCCTACTTAAGGCTCTTCCAGCTCGTCTCCGCGCCAAACTTCTCGACAAACTCCCCTTCCGAATTGACTTGACTCAATATGGTATTGAACCTAACCCCGGACCTTGGGCTCGGGCTGCCGCTAATTCGAACACCATCTACTTCAACCCCTCAAGTACTTCGTCCATCGTTCAAGCTTACATGATTGGTCGTGTTCGTGGTTCTCCACCTGGGGACAACTTCACTATTTCGCAAACCCCGGGTCTCTGGATTCGCCTCCGCGTTTCGCTGCGTTGGCACCACGACTCGGGTTGTCCCGATCCCTGTGGTCGGTTCATTCGGTTAGAGTGGATCCCAACAGCCAACCTTACCCTTACGAACTGGTCTACCACTGGGACGGCCGCCCAGTCGGCCCTCTCCTACTCATATGTCGGTGCCACTGGATGGGAGGTCTACAAGTCTGGTAGTAACGGAGCAGCCAATTTTTATCCCCCGGAATGGGCTACCTCGGTGGACATTTTCAAATTTATTAACTCATCATCGGACGATTATGCTCTAGCACTTACGGGCGGTTACTATAATCAGACACTCAACCAGTTTCGGGGTTGGTTGGACTGGTCTGTTGAAAGTGACGTTTTTGATGAGTACCCCGAACTCACACGACTCAATTCAGCCGTTTCAGCAACGATTACCAACAGTGTCTTGGTGAAGAACGATCCATCAAGTGCGTTTCTGGTTCAGGCAGGTGCTACTATCCCGGTTTCTGGAGTAGGTCAGTTCCAAATTAGTAACCCTTCTGGATCGAAGCTCAAAGTGGAAGCGTCTGGTGACCCAAAGCAGG